GGACTAATTTGCATGATACACTATCTATTACCTGCGGAACCACCGCCTATGAGTATGTTCAGGGTGTCTGCTCGCAAGACCAGGGTAGCGCTAATGAAGCATCGTACTACATAGAAAATCTTGATTTACAGGAGGGGGGCCCGACAACATATGAGATATCTTGCTCGGATGGGGTGGCGCTGGGGGAGAGTCCATCAGCGAACTTAACAATCAATTTGAGCTTATCAGATGGGATAAGTTCAGGAGATAGCCCGGGTTCGGGGCTGAATATAGATTTATCATTGTCGGATGGGATTACCTTATCCGATGCATTGAGTATCAGTCTGACAATCGGAATTGCCTTATCTGAAGGACTGAAATTAAGTGATTTAAACACAGCCAATTTACTCGCGGATATAGAAGTCTCCGAAGGAATAAACATCGGAGAGCAAATATTGGCGGGGATATTATTTGATATAGCCTCCGCCGATGGTATTAAGCTAAGTGACAGCGCTCAGGCGGTTCTCGCGCAACTAATATCAGCTTCCGATGGAATCGTCCTTAGCGATAATACATCAGCGAATATAGAAATAAACATCAGTGCCGCCGATGGAATCGAATTATCCGAGGTAATATCTATAATATGTCAGTTTTACCTGACGATATCGGATGTCGCAAAGATAAGTGCTATGCCAGTAATTACGCTGGAGACAACACAATCAGGTATCTCCGTAACTATGAAGCTAAATGACCGTAACAAAATAACCTCGCTTAATCCGCGCTCGGTCACATTAAAAATAAACAGCAGGAACACGACAACAGAATCGCCTTATGGGAGGGAATGAAATATGGAAGCCAACATAAAAGCGAGAATTGGGGGAAAATTCATACTGGAGTGCCGTGACAAGGAAGGCAGGCTGAAATGGATTGAAGAAGCACATAATATCATCACCAACGAAGGTCTGGATGCCCTGCTCGATATCATGCTGCATGATTCAACACAGATAACAACATGGTATTGCGTCATCGTAGAATCGGACACGGAACCGGCGGCTGCCATGACCTACGCCACCCCAACATATACCGAATCCACAGCCTATGATGAAGAGACCCGGCCCGAATATGAAGAGGCGGCTTCATCAAGTCAATCAATAACCAACTCGGCCAACAAGGCGCAGTTCACCATGAATGCCACCAAGACGATTTACGGCGCTGCGCTGGTCGGCGGCGGTAGCGTCCCCAGCACCAAAGGCAACACGGCCGGCGGTGGCACGCTATTCTGCTATGCCAAGTTGGGGAGCTCAAGGTCAGTAGTAGATGATGACGTGCTCAATCTTACCTATACGGTCTCAGCAGCCGATGATGGAGAGTAATCATGCAGGAAGTTGTCACACCAAAAGGCGATTACGGCCATAACCTGAATTTCACCTGCCAGGATAGCGATGGCGATGCTTATAATCTCACCAACTATACGGTCACGCTGAAGCTATGGCGACCGGCCACGCACGATACACTGGTGCTGGATGAGGAATGCACGCCAGATGATGAAGCCAGTGGCACCTGCCATTACACAGTAAAATCGGGAGATTTCGACACGGCCGAGACATACGCCGGAGAGCTGGAGCTGACGGCCACCGGCAAGAAAGAAAGCATGATACCCATAAGATTAATCGTAACGGAGAGCGGATAAGATGGCGTTGAAGATAAATACCGAACCGGAGATAGAGCCGATATCGCTATTCGAGGTCAAAGACCATCTGCGCCTCGACCATGATGAACATACCGAAGATGACCTGATTAAAACGACGCTCATCCCGGCGGCGCGAAAATACTGCGAGCTTCGCCAGAACCGCACCTACATCACGCAGACGTGGGAACTCTGGCTCGACGCCTTCCCGGATAAGGGCTATATCGAAATACCGAAGCCGCCCTTGCAGTCGGTGGACAGCATCAAATATTACGATACCTCCGACAGCGAGGCCACCTTTTCCAGCAGCTATTACACGGTCGATGACAAAGACCAGTACAATCCGAAGGTCTTCCTCAATTACGGGCAGAGCTGGCCCTCGACGGCGCTGCGGCCTTATAACGGGGTCTGCGTGACTTTCGTGGCGGGCTACGGGGATGATGGCTATGACGTGCCGCAGAACGTCCGTAGCGCCATGCTTTTATTCATCGGGCACCTCTACGAGAACCGGGAGGCGGTGGTGACGACGGGCCTGAACGCGGTCGAGATACCCAAGGGTGTCGATGCGCTGCTATCGCTGGAGGGGGTATTTTAGATGAAATCCGGCGACCTCAGGCATCGAATTACGCTGCAGAGTCCTTCACATAGTCGGGACGAGTATCAGCAGATGGTACCGACCTGGACGGACGAGGCGACAGTCTGGGCGGCGATAGAGTGGGGGAGCGGGCGGCGCTATGTCGAGGCCAGCCAGCTCAATGCGGAGATAAAAGGGGTTGTCCGGATACGGTATCGCTCTGACGTGCAGCCCACCTGGCGCATCTCATATGACGGGCGTTATTTCCAGATACTCTCGATAGCCAATGTCATGGAGCGCGGCCGGGAGCTGCAGTTGAACTGCAAGGAGTTCCAGGACTGATGAAACCAAGTATTTATCTCAAGGGAATCGATGCGCTGGAGCGGAAGTGCGACCAGATATTGAAAGAGGTCAGCAAAGAAGAGCGTTTAATATTATTAAGTGCGGCGCGTTATATCAGAGATGGAATCAAGCAAAATATAAAATCCCAGTTTAAAGTCAGGTCAGGTAATCTTTTAAAATCACCATATGCAGTTGCTTATCCAGCGAAGATAAATTCACCGGCCGTGGCCTTCGCCGGCATCAGGCCGAGACGGGCGCCGCATGCACATCTTTTGGAATACGGGCATGGGGGACCGCATCCGGCGCCGCCGCACGAATTTGTGAGACCGGCGATAGATGATAGAAAAGGAGCAGCCTTGGATATGGTTGAAGCCAGACTGAAAAAGACGGTTGAAGGGGCGGTCTGATGTTAATCGAGACGGCGTTGATGATATACCTGCTGGACCAGTCCGGCATTACCGATATCTGCGGGACTCGCATCTATTTCAATCGGGCACTCCAGGATACTGCCGAACCTTACCTGGTCTTATCCAAGATATCGTCACCGCGGACGATGACGCATGATGGCCCGGATGGTTTGACAGATGCCCGCTTCCAGATTACCGCCTTTGCCTCCTTGCCTATGGTTGCCAAACAATTGATTGTTGCGGTGCAGTCTGCGCTTCATGGATACCAGGGGACGATGGGGGGAGATGGCGGGGTCTATGTATTCAGCTGTGCTTACGACGACGAGACGGACCTCGACCCCGGGGAAAAGGGGCTATTCGGGGTCGCATCTGATTATATAATATCGGTGAGGGAATAATGGCTTTACAGAGATGCCCGAAATGTGAAGGCACTGGTCTGATGAAGAGCAGGCAGCCGGTATCGATGACGGAGATGGGAGAGAAGGAGGAGGAATGCGACCTCTGCGAGGGCGTCGGCTGGGTGGAGAAGGATTTAACGCCGCTGATAATCAAGCGGCTTAATAAGATAATAAAACTTCTAGAAAAAATGATAGGAGGCAAATAAATGGCAGAAACAGCAGGATACAAAGGATTCGGTACAACTCTCAGCTGGGATGGGGAAGTTATCGTCGAGCTGACGGGAGATATCCCCTTCCCCGGGATGTCGGCGGACGATATCGATTTCAGCAGCCATGATTCCGATAATGAGTTCAGCGAATGGAAAGCCGGCATGAGGCATGGCGGCGAGGTAACCATCGAAGGGAACTTCGTCCCCGGGGATACCGCCGGCCAGATAGCCGCCATCGCCGATTTCATCGCCGGTTCGACAAAGGAGGTGATTATCACTGGCCCCACTGATGCGGCATTCACCTGGACATTCAACGCCTATATCAAGAATTTCAGCGGCGGTATGCCTATGACAGACCGTATTCACTTCTCGGCGACGCTGAAAATCACCGGCAAGCCCGTGCTGGGAGTAACGGCATCGACCGGTCTGACGACCACGTTCTTCTCCATCAGCGAAAGTGCCGTGATTGTCCCCGACCCGGCCGCAGCCACCTACGAATACGTTGCCACCGTGCTGACCGACGTGACATCGGTCACCGTCACTCCGATAGCGACAGCGGGCGTCATCACCGTCGACGGGAATGTGGTGGCCACCGGCGAGGCATCCAGCGCCATCACGCTTGGCGACGCCGGAACCGTGACGGAAATCACCATCGTGGTGAAAGAAACAAGTAAGACCGCCAAGACCTATACCATCTGGCTGGCCAGGGCAGCATCCTAACCGGATAAGACCATAGTGAGACTAGGGGCGGGGTAGAATACCCCGCCCTTTCTATTTAAAGGAGGCATGATGGTTGATAAAGCCTACCCGATTGTGTCTATTGAAATCGGTGGTAAAGAGCGCCATCTCAGGTATGACTTCAAGGCAATGGTAGCATTCACGAAACAGACAGGCAGGAATATCCTTAATGCGGATGTTGTCCGGCAGATTATCTACGATACAACCCCCGAAGACCTGCTCGTATTGCTCTGGGCGGAGCTGCTCCATGAAGAGCCCGGGCTCGATGTCGATGAAGTCGCCGGCTGGATAAACATGGAAAATCAAGCCATGGTTGCCAAGAAAATCATCGAGGCATGGGCAGCGGCGATGCCGAAGGGGGGCGAAAAAGAAAAGGCCCCTTTAGCCAGGAAATCCCAGAATGGCTAGAAATCTGGTCATTCGGGCGCTATAGTCTTGGTCTCTCCGAAGAGGAATTTTGGGGGCTTACACTGGCTCAGTTCAATGCGCTGGCCGAGCGTCATAACAAATTACAGGGCGATATGAATGAACGTGATGATTATCGAACGGCGCTTATCTGCAGCCAGATTCTCAATACCATCCCGCGCACGTCTAAAAGCAAGAATAAAGTCTTTCTACCATCGGATATCTTCCCGAACTATGGTTGGAAGCAGGAAGAAACCAAGCCGCTTACACAGGAGCAATTACAGAGAAAGCTGGATGGAATCTTCAATATTATGGGCATTGAAAAGAAGAAGAAGCATGATAATCCGGATAAAATCCTGCAACATTACCGCATATTAAATGCTGCCCTGGGGGGCACGGAAGTGGAGAAGTAAATGGCTAAAGAAATCTCGAAGCTCTTTGTCACGCTCGGATTGGATGATAAAGGCTTCAAATCACAGCTAAAGCAGATTGATAAACAGATGTCCGCCATGGGCAAGACCATGGTGGCGGCCGGCGCGGCTATCGTGGCCGGGATAGGTATGGCCGTCAAGGCCTGGGCGGCCGCCGGTGATGAAGTCCAGAAGATGAGCCTGCGTACCAACTGGGCTGCCGAATCGCTCAGCGAGCTGAATCACGTCGCCAAAATCAGCGGTACTGAGCTGGGTGCCTTTGAGAAGGGCACCCGGAAAATGTCGCAGGCTATAATACAGGCAGGTGATGGTCTGGCTACATATACCCGTGAGTTCGACCGGCTCGGCCTGAATGTCCAGGAGCTCAAGGCGATGAAGCCCGAAGAGGCGTTCTGGGTAATCGCCGAGTCTATCGCGGGTATGGACAATGAAATCGAAATGTCGGCATCTCTGCTGGCAATCTTCGGTCGTACCGGCACGCAGCTCCTACCCATGCTTTCCGAAGGCGCCGATGGCATCGAGAGGCTGCGCCAGGAAGCCCACGATTTGGGTATCGTCTTCGACCAAGAAGCGGCGAATAAGGCCGCCCAACTAACCGATACGATGCAGCGGCTCACGGAATCGGTGCAGGGCGTCACTTACGAGATAGCCGAGCAGGCGGCGCCGACCATCGAATCATACGCCAATGTCATCACCGGTGCCGTGAAAGCGGTCAGGAAATTCGCCGATGAGCAGCCCGAGCTAGCGAACGCCTTGGTAAATACAGGTTTGTCTTTTGGTGGTGTATCATTGGCCGTCGGCGGCCTTATCCTCGCTCTACCGAAACTAATACAGTTTGTCAATGCGGCAAAGATAAGTGTCGGTACTTTAAGCCTCGCGGCCGGAGGTCTCGTGGCCGGCCTGACTCTGCTCGGGACTGGCATCAGCCTGTTGATACAGCATTATATGCGTTATGGAGATGTACTTGAAGCCCACAAGAAACTTTCCGAAGAACACGAGAAAGCCATGCGTGGCGAAACTAATGCAGTCTGGGAAGCCATGGCTGCATATGCCGATATTAACGAGGCCTATGTCAGAGCTTCCGGCCTCAGTAAAGAAGCCAAAGAAGTTCAATATGAATATATCCGCGACCTGCGCCAGGCAGTGAAGGCACATGAAGGTTATGAGCAGGTGCTGGCGGACACGAATGCCTGGCTCAAAGAGCAGAAGGACCTACTTCAGGCAAACCGTGATAAATTCATGGGCATGATAGAAAGCATCAGGTATGCCTATACGGATATCAGCGAGCTTGGGGTGACTATCGAGGATATCACGAGGTACATGCTTGAGTCCGGGCGCGGTGCCGAGCTTCTGGGCGTTAAATGGGGTGAAATCGGTGATGATGCAGACCTGCTGGCGCGTAAGTTTAAACTCAATATTAAAGAGTTAGCCGGCGGTGATTTATTCGCTCAGGCATATCAGACCTATGAAAAAGAGATTCAGGCTCTGGAGGATATCGCCGATGCCGATAAGCGGGCGATAGATTCCCGGCTGGACTATTACCGGGATAAAATCTATGAACGCGAACGGCTTATTGAAGAGGCCGCACTAAAAGAAATCGCCGCTGTCGACCCCAACGTGGCGGCAATCATCGAGGGTTATAATACTGAATTAGAGAAACTCGATGAGCGAGAGAAAGCCCGCGATATCGCCAGAGAAGATGAACGCATCGCCGCCCTGGAGAGTCAATTAGATAAAGAAAAATTATCCTCGATTGAGCGTGAAAGGATTCAACGCGACCTTGAAGAGGCGAAGGATGCGCAGCAAGAGCGAGAAATCCTCGAGGAACGTAATGCCGAAATAGCCACGCTTAACATGGAAGAATACCTGGAAAACCAGAAGAGCTTAATCGTTCAAAATCTGGAAGATGAAAAGGCGTTAAAAGACGCGGCACTGGAAGAAACTAAAGCCGATTATCAGGCTGAACTCGAAGCCTTTGTCGCCATGTGGGATGCCAAGATAGAAGCAGCCGAAAGGGCGAACCAGATAATCCAGCAGCAACAACAACTACAAAAACTGATACAGCAGCCATCGGAGACAGGAGAAAAGCTCTATCCGCCGGAAAATCATCCCTGGCATGAGATATTTCAATTTCCAACTTCATTTAAACAATGGGACCCTCTGCATTGGCCATGGTTTGATGAAGGCGGAATCGTCCCCGGTAATACAGGTCAGCCCGTTCCTATTGTTGCCCATGGTGGGGAAGTTATATCCCAGCCGGGCAGGGCCGGCACGAATATCACCAATCAGTTCCATATCGCCCAGCTCGTCGTGCGTGAAGATGCCGATGTCAGGAAAGTCGCCCGGGAGCTCTACCGGATGCAGCAGGTGAGGGTATAATGGCCGACAGTTTCTCATTCAACGAGGTAGACCTGTGCGCCTATGGCCTGCGTCTGCGGAGCCATGAAGAGCCTTTCGACCAGGAGACGCCGGCGGCGCAGCTTATCGATAAGGCCTATGGGTTCAATAGTCTCAGACCTCCCAAAACTTTCACACTCGATGTGGCCGTCTCCGCCGCCGACAAGGCCACCCTGCTCTCTTATCTCGACAGCATCAAGGGCACTCTCAACGAGCGCGGCGACTGCAAGCTCACGCTGGACACCTTCGATGACCGCTACTGGATGGCCAGGTTCATCAGCATGGACGGCCAGATAAAGACCGCCCGTATCTGGGAAGGCACGATAACCTTCGCGGTCAACGACCCGGCCGCCTATGACAACGATGAGACGGAACTGAAGATAATCGTAATTGAAAACAGCGGTCTTGAGGAAGGCGACCCGCCTGATGGCTGGGAGGCGACTGGTGCCGGCGCTACTCTGGAACGCAGTACCGAACAGGTCAAAATCGGCAGTTATTCGGGAAAACTTAATGTGCCGGTCTCAACATTATCCAAGATGATTAAATACCTTAATAACTATGAATACTATCTAGGTAAAACGATAACTCTGGCAGCCTGGGTTTATGCTTCGGTTGCAGGCAGAATAGCCGTGCAAATCGTCGAAGGTGGAACAGGGCACTCAACGACGGGAGACTCGCATACAGGTGACTCAGCCTTTCAATGGCTGACGGTGACACGTACCATTAATTCCAGCGGCGTGACTTACACATCAATGAATACGAGAGCCGATGATGGTGCGGCCACGGCGGTATATACGGACGGCGTGATATTAGTTGAAGGCGACAGTATACCGGACGAGATAGTTACCACATCTCCCTTCATCGGACTAGATATCGGCGGCACGGAGAAGGTCAGGCCCGTTTACACGTTCACCTGCGATGACACACTGACGGACACCACGGTCATTATCACCAATACCGCCACCGGCGAGGCCATTGAGTGGACCGGCGACTTGGTGGCCGACGATGTGCTGGAGATAGACGCCGGGAATTTCACGGTCAAGCTCAACGGCGTCGAGGATATGACCACGGTCGACGGCCAGTTCCCGCAGCTGCTGCCTGGCAATAACCAGATTACAATCGAAGGTTTCACCGGCCCGATGAGCATCGTCTACCGCGAGAGGTATGTTTAGATGGCTTATGAAGACCTTACCACATTTACCGAGGTCGACCCGAACTCTCATATTGCCGTAACATCTGCACGCGCGACATTCGCTGCGCTGACGAGAGACGAAGATGCCTATGTTTACAAAGACTGGTGCGAGGACTATTTTAACGATAACTTCGAGCATCTGCTGGAAGCCTATGCCAGTGGCAAAATCACATATGGATTGGCAGTTATCTGGGGGCTTGCCAATACAATAGATGATTTGGCAGGAATAATTGCTGCCAGTGGGGATGAACTGTGCATAGTCCTTTTTTATGATTATAACAATACAAGGTGGCTGTTACGACTAAGAGAGGTTGACTCTGGAACTGAATATCAAGAAGATATAGAGATATCAGAGGGTACACAATACTGGCTTAAAGTAAAACGTGATGAATCGGTAGGGACTTATGGTACTTTATATCTTTATGTCTATACCGATTCAGGACGGACAAATCAGGTCGGGGGCAGCCCTGTTAGCATAGCTCTACATTCCAGCAAAAAAGATTTCAGATATTCCTATGCGATACAGTCTTACGATAGTGACAATCCTACTATCAATATATCTGGATGGGCGCAAAATTACGTAATACCCTTCAACCCGCCGATAGATGTTACCGCCACGGATGGTGACCATTCCGATAAAGTCGTCGTCACCTGGACAAAAAATCCGCTTGCCACCGGTTACCAGGTCTACCGGGATGATGTGGGACTGGGGTGGCTGGACGATGTTGCATCTTACGATGATGAGGGCGCCGATGCCCCGACTATAACGCCCGGGTCGACACTGGCCACGGACGGCGACCATCCCGATAAAATCGCCCTGAGTCTTTCCGGCGCTTCCGCGAATAATGGCACCACGCACACTTATAAAGTCAAATGCAAAAACGCCTCTTACGAATCGGATTACAGCGACACTGATACGGGATATCGGGCACCGGGTGCGTTGACCTATCAATGGCAGCGCTCGGCTGCCGACGAAATTCAGAGCAGTTACTCCAGTATAACCGGGGCTACCGCCTCGACCTATGATGATGAAGATGCTCCCATCCCTCAAATCTATGAGCAGGACGGCAGCGTATCTCAGGGTACATACGCCGGGTTCATCCGCCTGTTCATGGATGCCTATGCTGAGGGAATCGGTCGATATTATAAATGTATCCTCAACGCCGATGGCTGCGCACAGCAGATATCTGCTGCCGACCGTGGTTATAAAGGCACGGACGATATAGGCAAAATCAAATACCAATGGCAGCGCTCGGCCGCGGACGCCGACGCCGATTATTCGAATATAACCGGGGCCACTTACGGGCCCTACGATGATTATGACGCCCCCGAATACCCCGCCGGGCGTTACTATCAATGTATCCTCACCGCCAGCGGTGCTACCGGTACCACCTCAAATGCCGCACGTGGATACCGCAAGAGCATGTTGGCGCCGCGCAATCCTGTCAACCTGATAATCCGGGACCCGGACGGGGATACCCTTGCCTATATCAAAGACGCATGGGGAATCGGCACAGATTACCGCATCAATGAACTCGGCAATCTGGAATTTAATATCCCCGCCGGAGCGGTTGACTCCGATTATCTTGTTTATCCCAACGAAGTCTGGCTCTATATCAACAATCTGCTCGAGGACATCTTCAAAATCATAGACGTGATAATGTCCAGGGATAAAAAGGCGGACATCCTGGTCATTTGCAAGCAGGTCGGCTACACGCTCACCAAGGATATCATCCCCTCTTATACATGCGAAGAATCGGATGGCAAGAAGACGAGCGAAATCCTCCAGGAGTTCCTCGATTACCAGGAGGTTGAACGCGTGACATTGGGGGGCGTATCCCCCGAGCTGGATACGGTCATTGCCATCGAGATATCGGGCCAGAGTATCTGGGATGCCTGCAAAGTCGTGCGGGACACGGTGGGCGGTTATATTTCTGTGACCATAGACGAGGACGACCCCACGACGCGTGAGCTATGGCTCAGCTATGAGCTCGGCGAAAATAAAGGGCAGCAGATAAGAATCGGGAAAAATCTTATCGGCCTCAGCCACAACGCCGACTATATCGATTACTGCAACCGTCTCTATCCGGTAGGCTCCAGCGGCCTCCTGCTCAGCACGAAGGAATACACGCGCCAGGACGTGTTCAAATCCTCTGATGCCAGTTACGGTTACCTCGAATTGTCGGGTCTCTACTCGGCATACAAAGACTGGACGGGCTTGGGCGAAGCTTTGCCGGGACATATCACCGTCGAGAAACCCACGGGCTCCTTCGTCAGCCCAACTGGTCATGAGGCCGGTGACTGGAGTAATCCTACACACGCGTATGATGATAATTCTGGAACATTCGCGAATTACCTTACTTGGAATAAGAAAACGTGGACGCCCTGGCTGACATTGACCCATGCCGCCATCGCCACCACGCAGATAAAATGGTGGTGTCATACGGTTTACTGGTGGTCTTACTACTATTTTCCCGTCACCCAGATAGATATCTATTACGGAGGGGCATGGCATAACGTATTCAATGGTAAATACTCCGATGAATTTCAACCCGAGGAGTGTTGGGGTACAGTTTCGTTCTCGGAGCAGACGATAACGAAGGTCAGGATAAGATTTTACAATCCCCAGTCTTACGGCCTGCCATATCCCCAAAACAATAATTGCAAGCAAAAGGATGTATATATATGGGACGCCGCGGGCTACGCCGATGAGACCTCGAAATGGTTGCAGGGCGCGAATGAAAAGACACTGCGCTGCGCCATCGGAGATTATGACGCGGATGACCCTTACGTGGTCTCATTCACCCACGCGCCTTACCTGATATCCCTTGATGACATTGCCGAAAGGGCCGACATACATTCCGACAAGGCGGTATTCTCCACGAGTGACGTGGATGCCCTCATATCCCTGGGCAGGACGAAACTCACCGAGCTCAAAGAGCCATTAAAATCAATCGATGTTGACCTGATAGACCTGTCGACCGAGGAAGGCAGGGACTTCGAAGAGCTGGAGCTGGGGGATATAGTTACCATCATCGATGAAGAGCTCAGGATTGAAGAGGAGATACGCGTCGTCCGCATCTCGAAGCCGGACCTTGCCATTCCGCAGGATATCAGAATAGAAATCGCCAACAAGACGAAGGATATCATCGACGTTATTTGAAAGCGAGAGTATCGTAGCAAATGTCCGTTCCATTTTATGATAGCAAGGAGGCTTACGAAATGGTCAGCGAACATATTGAAAAGCTGGTTGAAGATACGCATGAAAAGGTCAACAAGATAGAGCAGGCCTTGCGCGGTTATAATGGACAGCCCGGATTGATAAAAGAGCATGAGAATTTGAAAGCCGATTATTACAAATTCAAACGCCGGGCTATCGGCATATTTTGTTTTGTTGCCGGAAGCGGAGCGTTGGGTGTAAGCGCTTATCAAATATTTCTAAGGCCGTAAAAAGTATATTACGTAGGGAGGTGTGATGAAAGTAGATAACAGGTTCGCTCTTTTGCTCGTAATGCTGGGCATATTCTGCGGCTGGCTGGCACTGATAGCCTTCTGGTTCGTGCCCTTGTTGACCAGTAGCGAGCTACTCGACCCGATGATGACTCTTGTAGCTGGTTTCGGCATAGGCAGCGTCACAGGCTCGTTCATCATCTTGATAACGCTCAGCTGGAACTTTTACTTCCGCAAGAAAGAAGACTCTTAGTAATAGCCACGTAGAAGCCTACCAGAGCGAACAGGATTAAGAATTAAGCCCCCTCCGCAAGCGGAGGGGGCTACTTTTATTATTTAGGCGAGAATATTATCAGATATACGAAAGCTAGAATCACCAGTATGATAATCACCGCCATGCAGAGCTTCCGGCTGAACTCGTCCCAGTCTATCTTCATTTGAGCCTCTTTGCACACATAAAATCGTTTAAGATTAAATGGAACGGCAGGGCGTTACTGTATTGAGGATGTAAGCATTTTCTCTTAAACGCTTCAATAATATTCCTATTGGTATTTTATCCATGTTTAATATTGTGTCCCCACTGCATATATTTATCAAGATGCATATAAAAATCCATAATAAACACTTGACAAATCATTAAATCGGAGTATAATATATTACATATGTTATATAAATATTACACGTTGACATATAAACAAGGCATAAAGAAGTGGACACAAAAAATAAACAATTGGTAGGAATTAAGGTAAGAGAATGGTCATAGAGACAGGAATATACAAGACAGCGATGATGCTCCGGAAGGAAAAGGAGCTGGGTAAGCCCCTGGAGGACGCCATAATCGAGGCGTACGGGAGGCTGGGGACGCGGGAAGCGGTGGCGGAGGAACTCGGCATAAAGTCCAGCACGCTCTATATCTGGATGCTGAGGCTGGGGATAGCCCGTAAAGTTACTCTTGTCAGGAGATAAGATGAAGCCGACCTGGAAAGTCATACTATATCTGCTTATCGGCTGGGCCATGGCCACATCGGCCGGGTTTTATACGTTTATTTTCTACCGCCTCTATCATGACGGCGGTATTTTTCTCAGCGAGCCCGTCGTCTGGGTCAACAAGGCGGAGCTCGGCCAAGCCATCCTCATATGCGTTCTGACCGTGGTGGGGATAATCTTCCTGGTGCGGGATGCATTCCGGCGCCGGAGGTTCGAATAGTGGACAACATTACCGTCAACATCGAGCGCCGGGAGAAAGTCCCCGAGTGGCAAAAGCGGGCCTGGGGGGAGTTCATGGAGGAGCTCGATAAGAAAGCCGACACACTCTTAAAGGAAGGAGCCGAAGATGAAAATCGTGATATGGAAAGCACATTTTGTAATCGATAAAGCCCTGATGAAACTGTTATACCGCTTCGTCCGCCGGCCGATAAACAATATGGTCCAGCAGGCCTACCTGACGGGTCTAAATAAAGGTTGGCTACTGCATGACCAGTATCTCAAGGCGATGATAGAGCAGAGGGCGATATCGCTCAGCCGGAACCCTATCGACAAGGAAATCAACGAGATTATGGCCCGCGAGGGCTTATAAAAAAAGGTAAGTATCCCTTGACATACAGTAGGAGACTGGAATGAACTGGAACGGATTAGAATTACCGTCAGCCTATTATTCAGATGATGCGGTCTATATCATACACGGAGACTGCCGTGAGGTATTGCCGTTAATCCCTGAAAAAAGTATAGATCTTGTACTCACTGACCCGCCGTATGGGATAAATTTACCTACTGACTATGCTTCAAGAGGAAGGGGTGTTTGTCGAATAGATTATCTCCCCGTATATGGGGATGAGCAACCATTTAATCCTGTTCATTTACTTAATCTCAATACACAACTTATATTGTGGGGGGGGCATTATTATGCAGATAAATTACCCGTATCATCTGGCTGGATTGTTTGGGATAAAAGGTATGGAATGGGTCAAAACGACCAATCAGACTGTGAATTGGCATGGTCTAACTGTATAAAAGGTGTACGCCTATATCAACACCGTTGGAATGGATATAATCGTGATAGCGAAAAAGTTGAACATTACCATCCCACGCAAAAACCAGTATCTGTAATAATGTGGGTTATATTACAAATTGATAAATGGGGGAACTCTCCTGCAATAATACTAGATGCTTATATGGGGGCTGGCTCAACATTATTAGCAAGCAAGAAACTCAACCGTAAATGTATCGGCATCGAGATAGAAGAAAAATATTGTGAGATTGCCGCTAAAAGGTGTAGTCAATCAATAATGAAGTTGGAGATATGAATACTGTAGATGAAGGGATAGTTACGTAAAAAAAGGAGGCGCCATGGCCAGAGAATTGAAAGTTACCGTCCAGAATATCAGCAACCTGGAGACGAAGACGAAAAAGGTCATCAGAGACGAACAGGCCTTCATCATTACGGCCGTCAAGTTCGAGTGCGAGACGCTGGCCGGGCAGTTCGATAAAGTCCATGAGGCCCTGAAAGGCAATCAGAAGGTGGATGTGATGATGGCCTGTCCCCAGCTGGCCATGGAGCTGCCGGATTAGAAAGAGGCATGATATGGATGTGAATTTCAAGCCGGGTTCCCGGGTCCGCCACCGCTACGGAAAGCATGAGACCGGCGTTATCATGAAGCCGATAGGCTGGAACTGGCGTTACCTGACGGCCGTCGTCCGCGTCCGCCTCGACCGGGAATTCGGCGGCGGCGTGCAGATATTCCGCATCGGCCAGCTCAGAATAATAAAGGAGGAACATTTACTATGACATTAGCCGAGCAGATGACGCTCAAGTTGGATGACGTTATTACCCACATATCACCCGCCAACCTTATCCCGAACCCTTATCAACCGAAGAGCCGCGAAGACGTGCCGGATGAGACCGCCGCTGAGTTCGGGGCTTCCTTTGAGCGCAGCGGCCTCATCCATTTCCCGGTGGTGCGCAGGGCCAGAGACGATAGCGGCTTCCACGGCTTTTACGAGGTCGGCGACGGGTGGTTGAGACGGGCGGGCTATCTCTATAACTGGAAGCAGAAAGGCCTCGAGGAATACTCCCGCCTTCCCTGCATCGTCAGGGAACTGACCGATCAGCAGATGGCCGACCTAACACTGGAGGCGAACCTGCAGCGCCGGGACTTCAACCCCATCGAGCTCGCCTGGCTCTATAAGAAGTATCTGGACGACTTCGGCGTGACGCAGGAGGAATTCGCCGCCGGCCGCGGCATCAGCCAGGAAGAAGTCTCCAACACCATCCGCCTCCTGGAGCTCCCCGATGATATCCAGCAGCGGATTATTTCACATGAAATAAGCAAAACTCACGGGCGTGAGCTGCTGCGGCTCAAAGACTTCCCGGAAAAGCAGCAGAGTACATTTAAAACCTGCATCAAACAGGGCCTGTCCGTCGATGCCCTCGACAGCCAGATAGCCACGGAGCTTTACCGCGGCTCGCGGAACCTCAACCCCAAAGCGCAATCATATGAAAAACCGCCGAAGTTCGATATCTCCGGATGTGAAGGCTGCGCCCACGCCGAGAAGCTGGCCGGCTATGGCGGCGTCAAAAAGGAGCTGCGCTGCCTCGACCCCGAATGCTGGGAGGGAAAGCAGGCGGAAGCGCAGGCCGCCGAGATTGAGAAGGCGAAGGCGGAGCTCGCCAAGCAAGGCATCGAAAGGCTCTATAAACCGAATGAGATTACATACGACCAGTATAACCAGCTCTGGCATGATTTCCTCGAGGCGAACCCCGAATGCAAGGAATGCGCCCACCGCGCCGGCATCATGTCTGCTTATGATAGCTCGATATCCATCGTCTGCATCGATACCGAATGCTGGGAGAAGAAAAGGAAGCAGCAGAATGAGGCGAGGAACCGGGAGCATGAAAAAGAATCGGAGGCGAAAGACCAGCGCGTCGCCTCTGCCATCGCCAACCTTAACGATATGAAGCTCGGCCTGGTCGAGATATTCATGATGATAACCGATGATGATATCACAGATATGGTAGAAATCCTCGAAATCGATTGGTCACCTGAGGATGAAGAGGCTGATAGCAATGAAGACCGGCTGGGGAACGCCGTCCGCGGCCGGCTTTTGGAACTGAGTATCGAAGCGATTATCCGCCTGATGCTGAGGCTCATGCTTGGTTCATGGCATTACGGCCGTGATGATATATCCATCGTGGAGAGGCTGGAGGCCTCCGCCGCGCCATCACCGGTTGATGAACTAAAAGCTATCAGGCCATCGCCCGAGGCCGAGCTTATTCACACTGTGCCTATTGAAAAATGGCCGGACAAAGAAGAAATCAAGGCGCAGGCCGAGATTGAAATCGAAGCCGAGAAAGAGAGGCAGGCCCGGGAGACGAAGTTCACCAAGAGCGTGCGCTGCCATGGCTGTGGTGAGAAGAAGACCATGGAGTTCCGGCTCGCCGAGGGAGATACCTCCGAGCATCACTGGAAGGCCGAGTGCCCCAAGTGCCAAGCCATAAACTTCGTCAAGAACGCCCGCTGGGACAACATGCTCGGGCTTAAAAAGGAAGAAGAAAAGGAGGGCAGCGATTGAAGAGATAATCTCTTTCCCCGGCCTCCCAGAGTCAAGGGGCATTGCTGGGGGGCCGTGATAAGGGGATTATTGGAAAGATGGAGCCGTATGAGTCTATGTTAGGCGAAAGAGTCCGCATCCTGACCGGGGAGTTCGCAGGCCAGGAGGGTAAAATCTTTTTCCGTCTCTTCGAACATCAATGTGTTGTCGAGATAAAGCACGAGGGCTTCCCCGAGCCCCATTACCACCACATCAAAATCGAGGAAAAGCATCTGGAGAAGATAAATGAAAAAAGTTAATATTCCATTTTTGCCTGAGTTTGAACTATTGATGCTCACTGGTAAAAAGTCGGCTACATCAAGGACTAAGCGTTATGGCTGGCCCGGCGACTATTTTGAGGCGTTCGGGAGGCAATTTATACTCACTGATGTCCATCTTATATCTCTATCTTCAGTTGCCTACATGCATTATTTGGAGGAAGGATTCAACTCAGACTTTGAATTTACAAAGGTTTGGGAGCGATTACACCCGAGAAAAGGATATGTGCCGGGGCAGAAAGTATATTTCCATAAATTCATACTACAGACAGAATTAGCACCATTCCATGTCCACGAATTAACTGAGTCGGGTCGGTGCCGGATATGCGGATGTGACCCCAAATCTATATTTGATGAGGTGCCCGATGCTTGACCGGCCGTTCATGATGGAAGAGCGAATAAAAAAAATGTTGGACGAGGAATTGGTGAAAGCATTGAAAGCCTTAGCGGGATATAAGGTAAGTATCCCCTCTCACCCCGTAATATAGCTTCAAAACCATGTTAAAATTAGAAGAAAAGGGGGTAATAGAAATGGGACGAAAGAAGAAATTAACCGAAAAAGAATTTGAAAAACTACTCACTAAAGCCTCACAACCTTTGGGACAGCCAAAGCTAGCATCCGTTCCATCATCAGAGAAAACATCGGAGTCGCAGACTTCCGGTGATTATAACGAAAGCCATACTCATTGAGGTACGTTTGGAGATACTTGGGAGATACGGCATGATAGACACCATTGATACCACGCTTGACCAGCGACCAAAAGCCCTCAACTGTGTTCACATGGTTGATACCCTCGGCATAGACACCCTTGCCGTGCTGGACGATGCCGTGAGAGTAGCCGAGTTTCTTAACATAGGTATAGGTGGGGAATTCATCGGTATGGATGGTATTGTCTGTGCCTCTGGGAACGTTATTCCAGATAATCGGCATGATGGTGCGAGCCTTCACGTCTTTGACTACCGAGGTAAGGACTTGTCCCTCGTCTCGATGCGCCAGACCGACTACTGGTGTCTTGCCCTCTGCGCCACGACCTGTACTACCAGAGTGCCTACCGCCGATATATGTCTCGTCAACCTCGATATGCCCCTTCATGGGCTTTGTGGACTCATTCATCAGGGAGCGTATCTGTTTGAACATGCGCCATGCCGTCTTATAGGTCACGCCAAGCTCACGCTCAAGCTGTTTAGCCGAGATTCCGCATCGGGTGGAGGACATCAGGAACATGGCGTAAAACCACGAGCGAAGCGGGGTTGGCGATTTGTGGAATATCGTTCCGGCTGTGGGGAAGATGTGATTACCACAGAACTCGCAGGCATAAGCCTTGCGTCCTGTCCGGCGATAGTATTTAGTTACTTTCTGACAGACTGGGCAGAATACACCCTGCGGATAGCGAGCCTTAAAAATGAACTCAAGGCATATATTATCATCAGGAAATTGCTCATTGAATTCTTTAATCGTGTATTTGGCGGTTTTCATCGTGGTCTCCTAGTATTATTCTGCGTGGCTCGGATGCGCAGCCCCCGTTGTCGGCTATTTTTTCCTGGCGATGCAAAGGGTTATTTTACCGTCATTGGTAAAATACATGGCGTGTCCCATTTCTTCTTTTGCAGGATTGCCGACATCGTAGATTTGGTCAGCCCTAGTGCCCTTGAGCTCCTTCTCTCGTTCAAGACACTGTTTGCAAGTTATCATTTTTCCCCTCCTTTCCTAAGAATTTTAGAGTCCGAGTCCGGTGGGGCCGTCATCGACATTTTCGTGTGCCTGATAGCCGGGGGTTTCCGTACCATTAATGACATGTACGTTCGATTGTCGTCTCGGAGTATGGGATTTTATTTCGTTGTAGGCGGTCATTATCTGGCCGTACATTTTATAGGTTCTCTCATTGGGTTCGTAGTATTCGATGTCTACCCTGTTTTCGACTGCCCATTTTGCTGCCTCTTCGGGAGTTATTTCGCCATTTATCGCTCCATTCAGTGCCTCACCCCAGTCTCTAATCGGTTTCATTTCCTTACCTCCTTTTTTTATTTCTACTCTCATTATAAACTATTTCATACTGGTTGTCAAGGGATAAACCATGCTCAAATATAAAGATTTTATAAAGATTACGGGTTATGAAGGGATACTTACCGGATATAAATTCTACATGGCGGGTTATCATGCTGCATCATGGGTGAAGCTAAATAAACTATTAGATAATCCTTTACACAATCCATTTAGAGAATATGTTGAAATAGCCCGCAGCAGACTTATCGAGGTGCCCGATGAATAGCCGTTTCGTCCCCACCGCACCTGAGAGGACACGCCTCCGCGCCGGTGTCATGAAGGCCCTCCGCTATGGACGCATCAATGCCATCACCGGCAACGAGCTGGCCAGGTCGCTCCATGAGCCCGACGACCGCCGCATCCGTGTCGTTATCCGCAACCTCATCAGGGAAGGCGTCCCGGTGGCCAGCTCGGTCGTCCCGCCCTATGGTTACTATATCTGCGCCAACGTCGACGAGGCCGCCGCCTATATCCGCGTCCTCAAGAGCGCATCAGGGAAGACTCCCTGCGCCTGTGCTATTTCCAGGCGGCCATCAAAGACATGGATGTGCCCGAGCAGTTGACTTTGCTTTCGGGAGGTATGTCATGAAAGAACATGAGCATCAGTGGGATAAGCAGCCCGAGACGAGCCTCTGCCAGCGCGGCACCTGCTATTGCGGGGCGGTGCGCTTCTTCCCCACCAGCGGGGCCACCGCCGCGGTAAAACAGGCAGAGATATTAAACCAAAAAATGGGCCGTGAAGGCCATTCCGATAATTTCGCCCGGGATGTTATTGCGGAAAAGAGAGAGGAGGGAACAAAGATGCAGAGGAATGAATCGCCGCCGCCGCTGCCTAATCCGGCCGCGATTAAAAGGGGGGGATATCGGAAGACGGAGAAGCTCTTCAAACAGCTCGACAAGGTTAAAGATAAAGTCATCGCCGATTATCATTCCATGACCGTGAGAGAATTTCACAAAAAGTGGCATTTATCACCGAACACATGGAAAATACTCAAAGAAAGATGGGGCGTCAAGTCCAAAGGGCGAGTCAACAGGTATGCGCGGAGAGATGTGAATCCGGCCAAAACCGCCATAGAAGAGCCGGTGGAAGAGGTCGCCCAAACGGGAGATAAACCGCAACTTAGCGTTGATTATGAGATAACGTTCGATGACAGCAAATTCCAGGAAATAATAAAGAATATCGAGACCAGGTGGAAGGAACTCGAACGTCTGCTGCCGCCGGGCTTCCCGGCCTTCAGGTGGTGGTGGCGCAAGGATGTGCAGGTCGAATGGCTCAAGACCTATGCCAAGCTGATGCTGGGGAGGGAAAAATGAAACAGTGCCCCAAGTGCGGCGGCCAGATGTCTCTCGAGCAGGACCCGGAATACAACGACTGGGAATGGCACTGCCTCCAGTGCGGCAACGTCATACCCCGTTCGGAGCCGGAGGGGCTGCAATATCGCGGCGGGCAATACCTTAAACACAATGGTTTTTTCAACGATAATACCGGCGCCAAGCTGCCCGTAGTAGGGAGGCAGTAGAGTCGTGAACAAAGTCGTCGAAGAGCTGAAATCCAATCTAGCCCGGAGGGATGCCCGGCTCGCCGGCAGGGAATGGCTGGCGCTCACGCCCGAAGCCAAGCAGGGATACCTGGACAGGGCCGGCGACCTTATAAAATATCTCTCCGGCCAAAGTCTCTATATACTCGGCGACCATGCCCTGATATCGCTGAACGGAGGCAATCATAATGAATAGGACAAAAATCGAATGGGTAAAGAACCCGGATGGCAGCCAAGGCTACACCTGGAATCCAATCACCGGTTGTCTGAACCACAAAGATGGCCTCTGCAAAGGTGGTGGCTTCCCATGTTATGCCCACAGGCTGGCGAATGGGAGATTGAAGCAGAGGTATCTAAATAATCAGATATTACCAGTTGGTCAATTTGATGATGAGTTTTGGGCGGATAAGCCATTATCTAACCCCTTCTATCCCCGATTCTGGGAGGAAAGACTCCATGACAGAGGACTATTTCAGAAGGAGCCGAGGGGCATATTTCCCTGTGATATGTCCGACCTATTCGGCATTGGGATTCCAAAGGCGTGGACTGATAAAGTTATAGACCAGGTAAAAGTGCACCGACAGCACCGGTTTTATCTGCTCACCAAGCAGTCCCAGAATTTGCCAACCTCACCAAGCTATTTCCCCGATAACTGCTGGGTGGGCGTGACGGTTACGGCCAATGGCTTTGCGCCCGAGGCTTTTTACCATCTCTCTATGGTTGAAGCCTCCGTAAGATTCATATCCTTTGAGCCGTTAATCGGCCAGATAGGTATGGATGAATTAAGGAATCTGGCATGTGTCTCTGACTGGTGGATTATCGGTGCCCAGACAAAGCCTTACAAACCACCCCGTATAGAGTGGGTTAGGGAGATAGTCGAGGCAGCGGACAGGGCTGGGATACCGGTGTTCCTGAAGAATAACCTGAAGCCATTGTGGGAAGATGACCTGTTTTATCCAGAATGGGCTCAGAATAAAGGTGATTTCGGATTAAGGCAGGAGATGCCGGTCAAAATAGCATCCGGTCAAAATCCGTATACTGTGAGGATTGAATGAAAGGGAAAATAGTCAGGTTCCTTGAGCAATACATCAGATTCGTCTGGCTCGGATGGTATAGCAGTTGGGGCTGTTGGAGAGTAGATGCAAGCCGAATCTGTTTTGACTTCTGGAAAGTACGTTTGTGCCTTGGCAGATATAAGCCGAGTGGCCCCTTCAGGGCTTATAGGCAATTTGAGAGGTTTCTATTTCCGTATGGGCATGGTAATCAGGACACGCCGGGTGGGATTCATTATGGAGAAGACCATTGAGGCTAACTGCACAGTAGAGTAATACTGTAGATGAAGGGATACTTACCAAAGATTAAGGTTAAATTCGCCGGCATCGATGTAAGTAAGCCCTATAATGGTGCTTTGTCAATTATCTATATCCCTGACCAGCGCCAAGTTCTGATGCCCGGCCAAACTAGATTCAGGCAAAGGAGGGGATGATGATTATAGACTTAGAGAACCTAGTCCATGCAAGCTCGGTATCCGAAAATAATGGAGTTATCGAACTGGAATTGG